CACAGGGACATTTTCAGGCGCTCTTATAAATGGAGCAAACAACAGAGCTTATCCGTTTAATTACACTGTTTCTTCAGCAAATACATGGACAACTGCAACCGTATCTATTGCAGGAGACACTTCAGGAACATGGTCTAGTGACAACACAAGTGGAATGGAAGTCCGCTTCAATTTGGGCGCTGGTTCTAGCTTTCTTGCGTCTGCGGGTGCATGGGGTGCATCAAACGCAGCGGGTGCAACGGGTTCGGTTTCTATTATGGGAACATCAAGCGCTACTTTCTACATCACAGGCGTACAGCTAGAAAAAGGCTCAACAGCAACTAGCTTTGATTACAGACCTTATGGGACTGAGTTGGCTTTGTGTCAGCGGTACTTTTACAAACATCAAAATACAAGCGGTGGTGGCTCTTACCCCATTATGTTGCAAGTTTATGCAGCATCTGCGGCATTTGGAAAGATTTGCGATTTACCAGTGACTATGAGGACAGTCCCTACCGCCGCAACAACAGCAACATCAGGAACATTTACACCATCGCTTGCAAATGGAACTGCGGCAGGTGCATTTACAGCAACAAACATTGAAGCCTCAACCACTAATGCTTTATGCACAGGAGCATGGACAGGTTCAAGTGGATTGGTAGCTGGAAATGTTACAACAGTAACTATGCCCAACAATGCTTTCTTTAGTGCTTCAGCGGAGTTATAAGATGTATAAACTTTATCGTTCACCAAGAACAGGCGAGATGGTTAATGTGGTTCTTCGATTAGAAGACAACGCTTGTATACCTTTTGACCCTGCCAACACCGACTACCAAGCCTACCTTGCATGGCTTGCAGAGGGCAACACACCACTTCCCGCAGATGAATCATGAGCGAGTCCATAGAAAAGGAATTCGCCGTCCACCAGGCAATTTGCGAACAGCGGTATAAATCCATCGAAGACAAGCTGGAGAGTGGCAAGGGCAGGATGCAGAAGATTGAGATTCAGCTCTATATCGTCATTGCCGCCATCTTGTTTGGTCCTGGCGTTGCTGCCGACCTTGTGAAGAAGCTGTTGGGACTGTAACGATGTGGACCCCATCTCCATCCTCTTTGCAGCCAACGCCTGCGTGGCTGGTATCACAGAGCTTTGCTCTATGTATCGTGATGCCAAGACAAATTTTCTTGAAGTCAAAAGCACAGTTGAAGAGGTTGTTGGGGATGCCAAGGCTGCTAGATCTTGGTTTCAAAAATTGTTTGGGTCAGAGCCAGTCGCAAGCGCCAAGCCTGCGACCAAGAAAAAAGAGAAGTATGTTGCCTACAACGAAACACAGGCGCTAGCCGACATCGTCAAGCAGCTCAGTAATTTTTGGGCTTTGCAGGATCAGCTTACTGAGTATTTGAGAACTGAGGAGGAGAAAGCCAAAGTCTACGACCCAAGCGTCAGCAACGCACAGATGATGGAAAGCGCGATGAATCGCGTAATGTGTAGGCAGCAGATGGAAGAGCTTTCCAAAACAATCAGGGAGATCATGGTGTACCAAACCCCAGGACTTGCTGATTTGTACTCACAGACCTACGAGATGCGAGAGGTGATTCAAGAGGATCAGGAAAAAGCAAGGCTAAAACAGGAAGCAAAAAACAGGCAGGAGTTATGGCAACGCAAGGAAGAGGAAAGAAGCTTCCAGCTAAAGCTAGCGTACCTAGTAGCGACTACTATATTCCTCCTATACCTGTGGATGTGGTTTCTGTTCGTAGGCCAATTGGGGAAGAAATCGTGGGATGGGTAGCAGCCGTTGTTCTTGTCGCATTATTGTTGCCCATGCTTGGTATGCTCTATCTTGATGTCTTGGAGGCCAAGCACGACACCAAGGTGCAATTGGAAAAGCTAGAGAAACTCAGACGGCAGATTGAGCAGCAACAGCGAAAGGATAAAGACAAATGAACGTGTATGAGATTTGGATTCTGTCGGTCTTGCTGGTGGTGCTGACTGGTTGCGATGATCGCTACCGCTACCCATGCCAAGATCCACTTAATTGGCAAAACGCCGAATGCAAGCCGCCAATATGCACTGCTGCTGGTACTTGTCCCGAAATGCTTGTTAAACCAGAGGAGAAGAAGTAATGGCAACCATTGGATACAAACCGAATAATCGCTTGAATGCTGACGAGATTGAGGTCAGGGTATGGGCATTCGTTATCGTGGTCTTGGTGACCATTTTGCTGGCCTCCATGGGTATGTTTCTCTACTCAGTTTCGTTTGTACAACAACCGATGAATGGCAGTATGGCGGCTATTGATAAGGTGTACACGCAACAGATCAGCACCATCATGGTGTTCATTACTGGCGTGCTTGGCGGTGTTGCTGGACGCTCTGGTGTCAAGGCAATTGCCAACGCAAGCGCCAAGGCAGAAGCCAACGACAATGAGCCACCAGCACCATGAGTCTGTTTAACCCTTGGGTGATACTTGGCATCGTCATGGCGGTGCTGTCATCATTTGGCGGTGGATACTTCAAGGGTAAGCATGATGAGCATACGCGCCAGCAAGTTGAGATTGCCGCGTTGAACGCCAAGGCGAGGGAGACTGAGCAGGCGATGGCGCAAGTGGCGCAGAGTTATGGTCAGACATTACGAAAGGCGAACAATGTTGCAAAGGCTAAAGAAGACAAGTTGCGTGCTGATATTGCTACTGGCGAGCGCAGGCTGTTCATTCCTGTCAAAGCCGCCGAGTGCGCCGTATCAGCCACCAGTGATGCCGCCACTGCCAGCGGAGATCACAGCGGAACAGCATCAGCCGAACTTGACCGAAAGACTGCTGACGATCTTGTCGCCATCGCAGCCGAGGGAGACACCGCCATCCGCAAGCTCAACGCCTGCATCCAAACTTACGAAACCATGAGGACCACAAAATGACACAGTTAAGCGCAAATTTTTCTCTGCATGAGATGTGCAAATCAGAAACTGCTATACGCATGGGGTATGACAATACGCCTGATGAGACAGCTACAGAGAATCTGCGCCTGCTATGCGAAAAGGTGCTTCAGCCTGTGCGTGATCATTACGGCAAGGGTGTCAAGGTGAATTCTGCTTATCGCAGCCCTGAGTCAAATGCGGCGGTTGGCGGGTCTAAGACCAGCGACCACTGCAAGGGTATGGCGGCAGACATCGAGATCCCTGGCGTCCCCAACGCGGAGCTGGCGCAGTGGATCATGGATAACCTAGAGTACACCCAATTGATTTTGGAGTTTTACACATCAGGCATCCCCGACAGCGGTTGGGTTCATGTCAGCTATGACCCCAATAACCTCAAGAAGCAAGAATTAACGGCCACCAAAGTGGCAGGCAAAACAACCTATTTGAATGGCTTGGTGGCTTAATTGGCGCTTAACCTTGGTCAGCAGATAAGCACACCGGCGCAGCCAAACCTTGGCACGCCTACGCCTGCCTATGACCAAGGCTTTTTCGGCACATCATTTGGCGGCTTGAATGTGTACTTCAGCAAACTGACGGCGCTCTTTGCGGCGATCCTCGGACCACGTGGTGGGAAGTACATCAACAACCCATATGGTGCGTTTCAAGACGGCACAGATCAGACAGCGGCCAACACCACCACAGCCTACGCCATCACCTTTGACACCACCGACTTCAGCAATGGCGTGACATTGTCAAATTCATCAAGACTCAATGTGTCTCAGGCTGGTTTGTACAACTTGCAATTCAGCATCCAATTCAAGAACACCACCAATGACGGCCAAGATGTGGATGTCTGGTTTCGCAAGAACGGCACAAACATTGCCAATTCAAACAGTAGATTTCATCTATCACAAAGAAAATCGTCAGGTGATCCATCTCACTTAATTGCCGCGCTGAACTTTTTTGTCAGTCTGTCGGCCAATGACTATGTGGAGATCATGTGGAGGCCAACAAGCACTAGCGTCAGCATTGAGCATTTTGCGGCCAGCAGCTCACCGACTAGGCCAGTAGTGCCATCAGTCATTGCCACACTTTCTTTTGTGTCCAATTTGTCAGTAGAAACCGCATAATTCAGCTATGGCACTCATACCTCTCAAGATTCCACCAGGCGTGTACCGCAACGGCACTGAATACCAGTCTGCTGGGCGGTGGTTTGACGCCAACTTGGTACGCTGGTTTGAGAACACTCTCAGACCGATTGGCGGTTGGCGCAAGAAGTCCACATCTCAAATGACTGGATCATGCCGAGGCTTATTGACTTGGAAGTCAAATTCTGGTGGCAGATACATTGCCGCTGGCACACATTCCAAGCTGTATGTGATGGATGAAAATTCAGTCCTAAAGGAAATCACGCCAACCTCATTCACGGCAGGACGCGCTGATGCCATCAGCGGCACAGGTTACGGCTACAACACCTATGGCTCATTTGCCTATGGAATTGCCCGACCTGACATTGGCTCTATTGCGCCAGCAACGACTTGGAGTTTAGACACTTGGGGCGAGTATCTGATTGCCTGCTCTGATGCCGATGGCAAGCTCTACGAGTGGCAGTTGGGATTTGCAACACCAACACTGGCAGCGGCGATCACCAACGCGCCAACAGGATGTCAGGCTGTGATGTCCACAGCCGAGCGTTTTGTCTTTGCCTTGGGTGCATCCAGCAATCCTAGACTGGTGAAATGGTGCGATCAGGAAAACAATACTGTATGGACGGCTGCCGCCACCAATCAGGCGGGTGACTTTGAGTTGCAGACAGTTGGCTCATTGAAAGCAGGAAAAAAGGTGCGCGGCATCAACTTGCTGTTTACTGATGTTGATGTCCATACTGCCACATTTGTTGGTTTGCCATATGTCTACTCATTTGAAAAGGCTGGATCAGGCTGTGGATTGATTTCCTCTCAGGCTGTAGCAGCCATCGATACTGCTGCCATGTGGATGTCTACATCAGGCTTTTGGATATTTGACGGCTATGTCAAGCCTTTGCCTTGCGATGTGTCTGACTATGTGTTTCAGAATCTGAACTATGGTCAAGCCAGCAAGGTGTACGCCGTACATAACTCCAAATATGGTGAGATTTGGTGGTTCTACCCATCCAGCGCTAGCAACGAAGTTGACTCCTATGTCATCTACAACTATCGCGAAAGCCATTGGAACATTGGCTCAATGTCTCGCACAGCAGGCACTGATAGAGGTGTATTCTTGCAGCCATTGATGGTGTCATCTGATGGCTACATTTATGAGCATGAGGTTGGCTTTGACTATGACTCAGGCTCTGTCTATGCTGAGTCAGGACCATATGAGATTGGTGTTGGTGAAAACATCATGTCAGTACGTCAAGTGATCCCAGATGAGCAGACTTTGGGAGAGGTACAGATCAGCTTCAAGTCTAGGATGTACCCGACATCAACTGAGACAAGCCATGGTCCATATCCAGCGGCGCAGCCAACCGATGTGCGGTTTTCTGGCCGTCAGGTAAAGATCAGGTACACAGGCGCAGTGCTGGAGGATTGGCGCGTTGGCGTCAACCGAGTTGACACTGTTGCGATGGGTAAGCGTTGACAGACGAAGAGGATTTGGAGAGGCTGCGCCATCATGTGGAGGCGGCACTAGAATACTCTGG